AAATGAAATGGATACTTTTAGATCTAAATTTACATTAGATGAATTAAAAATAAGAGCATCTTTATTAAATAATAAAGATGAATTAGAAAATAAAAAAAAAGAAATAATTGAAAATTTTAATGAAATGGATTATTATGATAAAACGGGTGATTTAATTATTCAATATTATGAATTAAGAAATGAAACTAAACCATATATAAAAGAAACCAAAAATATATTAGATTTTTTAGGGGGGAAAAAAAAAGAAAAATCTGAAGGAGATATTAATAAAGCAGAATTATTTGATAATTATTTAAAAAGAATTGAAGGAACCAGAATTAATATAGATGATGGATCAAAAAGAATTAAATATTGTGAAGAATGTAACATTGAAAAAATTTTAGATTATAGTGTATCGGCATATGTTTGTCAATGTTGTGGAAGTTTTGAAGATATTATATTAGACGAAGATAGACAAATTAAAGATTATTCACCATATAGAAGAATAAATCATTTTCGTGAATGGATAAATCAATTTCAGGCAAAACAATCTCCAGAAATTCATGAAGATATTTATAGAGATATTATTTTAGAATTAAATAAAAATAGAATAACTAATTTATCAAATTTAAACAAAAAAAATATGAAAATTATTTTAAAAAAGTTAGGTTATAATGATCATTATGAACATATTCATTATATTATTAATAAACTAAGTAACTTACCACCACCTAAAATAACAAGAGATATGGAAAAAATATTTATAAAAATGTTTACTAAAATTGAAGGTTTATGGGAAATATATAAACAACCAGAAAGGAAAAATTTTTTATCATATTCTTATGTATTATATAAATTTTGTGAATTATTAGAATTAGATCATTTATTAGAATGTTTTACTTTATATAAAGATCCATATAAATTAATGGAAAATGATGAAATATGGAAAAAAATATGCACTCATCTTAATTGGGAATTTATTAGTTCTTTTAAATAAAATATCTAATATATTGTATAATGAATCATTTATTATATAATATATCTGTATTAATGATTTTTGTCGGCTTAATAAGTTTAACATATTATTTGGCTAAAGCATACAATAAAACTGAATGTCCAAAACAAGAAATTATGAAAAAAGAAAAAAATATTGATGAAATTTATGATATGAAACCAACTGAAATTTTTAATTCAATGTTTGTAAAACCCGATATATGGCAAGGTTATGAATCAGTATCTGTAAAAAAATCAAATAATAAAATTTTTTGATTGATCTTTAAGCGGTATTAATGCAGCATCATTATTTATATTTTTATTTATATTTTGATTATTTAAATTATTACTTTGATTTATATTTTTATTTATATTTTGATTATTTAAATTATTAGTTTGATTTATATTTTGATTTATATTTTGATTTATATTTACATTATTATATAGATTTAAAACATTTTTTACTATTTTACTTCTTTGAACATCATTATTATTAAATTCCAATAAATGAAATATTTCATTATTAAATGATGGATTATTTAATTTATTATATAAATCTAAAAGACCATTATTTTTAATTCTATCACTTTGATATAAATCACCATTTATAACTGCTTTACTATTAACACCTAATCTAGTTAATAACATTAACATTTGAGTGGGTGTACTATTTTGCATTTCATCAGCAATAATAAATGAATTAGTAAATGTTCTTCCACGCATAAAACCTAATGGTGAAATTTCAATTTTACTATTTAAAATCATACTATTAATTTCTGATTTAGAATAAAATTGTAAAAATACATCAAATATAGGACGTGTCCATGGTTCCATTTTTTTTTCAATATTTCCAGGTAAAAATCCAATATCTTCTTCAACAGATATAGTTGGTCTTGTTATAATTATTTTATCAATTTCTTCTTCTTTTAATTTATTTATTGCAGCTAAACAAGCTAAAAAAGTTTTACCTGTACCCGCAGGTCCAATAGCAGTAATAACAAATTCATTATTATTATTTAATAAATCTATATATCTTTTTTGATTTTCAGTTTTAGGATTATATATTTTTGTCATTATTTCTTTTTTTGTTATTTTTAACATATAAATAAAATTAAATGATAAAAATATATTTAAAATTTTTAATAAATTCATTATAATAATATTATAATTATTCTTTATATTATTTTCTATTATTATTTATATAATGAGTAGTTATCATGAGAAATATTTGAAATATAAAAGTAAATATACGTCTATGAAAAATGAATTAAAAGGTGGTAGTGAATTTGTTTTGGAAAGTAAACTTGAAGAAACACAAAATAAAAAATATGAAGAATTTATAAATATAAATTATTCTTCATATTATGATCCTATATTAAGAATGCCTGATATATATATAGGAAACTCTACACAAAATATGACAAATTATGGTCATTCAATACAGATTACAGGTGTAATTAATAAAATATCTTATTGTTTATTTTCAATAGTATGTAATAATTATCCAGGATTAAATGGAATACCCAAAACTATTTATATTTCTAGATTTCCTTCAAGTGTTATAGGTGGACATACAAGAATACCATCTACAAGACCAAGTACATATCATGAGTTAAATCATGATGATATTACTATTAATGAATTTATAAATTATTGGAAATCATCATCAATCAGTAATGATAATGAGTGTCCTTTATTTGAAAATGAACATATGTGTTACAAAAAACAATTTGCACCAGATAATTTAACAATCACTTCTCAAATATGGTTTTCTGGTGCATTTATTGGTGATACTGTAAACTTAACATTATGTCATTATGGTTTATATGATAAAGATTTTAAAGTATTTCAAGCTAACACAGAAAGTTTAGCTATTTATTGTGAAGGTAAAATAAAATATAATCAGAATTTAAATACTATAAATAATGACAAAGATGAAACTACATTATATAATATAGAAAGATATTCTAAGTATGAAGATATATCATATAAATGTTATATATCAGATTATCCAATGGATCAAGTTGCATCAGATACTTTTTTAACTTATAAATCATCTATAAATAATAAGTATATGGTATACTTAATAAAAAGAGGTGATATCACATCTAAAAGTCCTTGGACTGACATGCCATCAACATTTATACCAGCTGCAGGTGAACATATAGAACCTGGAGGAAATTTAGGCAAGCAATTTGCAAAAGCATTAAAAGAAGAAATGGGACTTGATGAAAGTAAAATAAAAGAATTAGTAGAAGTATATAAACCATATAAGATATATGTTGGTTTATATACTAATATGGGTAGAGATCCAAGATATTTTAATTATCATTTATTAAATGACAGAAATGAAGTAACTAAAACATTTGGAATATATAGACGATCAATTACAATTGTAAATATGATATATATAGATAGTATAAATCAAACAATTGACTCATTTTTAAATCCATCTGAACAACAAAAAATTGGAGATACTGATGAAATAAATTTTTCCAAAAGTAGATTTGTAGATATAGATAAGGTACTTGCTATGGGAATAGATAACTGGATGATTTTAGATCACAAAAGAATATTAAAAGATATTAAAAAAAAAATAATACAGTTTGATTCAAGTTATATTGATAGAAGTATAATAACAAAAAGTTTAATGAAAATGTAAATGATATTTAAAGATAATTTACTATTAATATTTAATGTCAAAAGTAGATTATTTATCTGAAGATACTATTAATCCAGTTGATCAATTATTTATTTGTGTTTCTTTTTTTAGTAAACATTATGTTAAACAATCAATTGAAAATTTAAATGATTATGTTGATGAATTAAAAAGAGGTACAAAAGAAGAATATTCAACTGAAGATAATGTGTTAGCATTTAAATTTAGAGGTGCGTATAGAACATTTGAAGATGCATCTAGACATGCAGAACAATTAAGAGATTTAGATCCAAGTCATCATATTTATATAATGGAAGGAAGTAAATGGTGTGCATTTAAAATTAAAGATGATGATAAATATATTGAACAAACAGAACATGCAAATGCAGAATTAAATGATATGATGAAAAAATATGAAGAAAATCAAATAAAAGCAAAATTATATCATGAATTTAGAAAAAATCAATTAATTAAACAAAGTTTAGAAGAAAATTTAGAAAATAGAATAAAAAATATAGAAGAAACAGATAATGAATTATTAAATATAACTGATAAAACAGAACGTAAAAAACTTAAAGATAAAAAAACATCATTAGAAGAACAAATACAAAAATTAGAAGAAAAGAAAAAAGATATAGAAGAACAATCAAAAATTTTAGAAGTAAAATTAAAGTTAGGACAACCTGAATTTTAAAATTATTTAATTTTATCAACAACTAATCTAATTGAGTTTCTTTTTTTTGATAATGCCGAAGAAGGGTCAAAAATAGCTATTCTTTTCTCCCATTCTTTATCATAAGATTTATTATGAAATCTATTATATTTATTAGAACCAATACTAAAATCAGGAACATTTTTCGCTTTATACCAAAAAACTTTATCAGTGATATTTGTAGAATGTATACGATTATTAATAACCATACATCCATAATCCGCAGTTATTTCAGAAAATACTTGTTGAAAAATATCAAATGTTGGAAACATACCTGCATAATGATCATATAATCTTTTTCTATTTGATGTAATATCTTCAGCTAATAAAAAAATATAATCAAAATTAGAACGTAATTCAGGAGGAATACCTAATGAAAATTGCATTGTTAAAATGAAAGATAAATGATGATGTCTACCATTAAAAAATAATTCTAAAATATTTGGATCTTTTAACCATGTACCTTTACTTGACATACAATCATCCATTATAACCATAATACGATCATCTTTTTCTTTTTTACCTTCATCTTTTCTTTTTTTATTTTCACTATTAATTATACTTTGTCTTTCATATACTTTTGATAAAATATCAGAATCATATTCAGAATATATAAATGAATCAGGAATAAAATCAGAATAAAATTTATTTAATTTTTCAGTTCTACTAATAGCAATAGCAGCAGGTATTGATCTTTTATGATACATAATTTCTCTAGTTAAATATGATTTACCTGATGCTCTTTTTGCAATCATTGCAATTGTTGCATGTTCACACATATCTTTAATTTCAAATCTTTTTATAGCTAAATGAGAAGTTCCAAATTTAACATTTTTAGTTGTCATTATATTAATATAGAAAATTTTTTAAAAATCAGGGGGACCAACAAAAATATCATCTGAAACTTTTAATGGAGTATATATTGTAGGATTTAAAAAATTTGTACAGTCATTTAAATTTATTTCTTTGATTAAAATAACAGAAATAGCAGAAAATAGTGGTATTTTAATTTTATCATATAATAATACTCTTTTATTAATTTTATCAAATTTTTTATAATCATTATGTTGTAACTACATAATTATAAAAAAAATAACAATAAAAATTATAATATTTTTAATAATATCCATTAAAATAAATAAGAAATAATTATTTTCTAAATATAATATATATATATGGAAAATAATTTAAAAGTTCAAGATACAGACAATCAAAAAAAAATAATAAAATATTTTTTATTTGGGATAATTATAAGCATGAGTGTTAGATACATACCAAATACTCAAATTAATAATAAAGAAATATTAATGATAGGTGCAATTGCATCAATGTCATTTGCAATATTAGATATGATATCACCATCTATAATAATAAATTAAATATGTAAATAATTAGCAAAAAATTTTTCTTTACTTTTATCAATATTATTTTTAGATATAATTTGTGTTGGTATATTTTCTTTAGTAACACTATTAGAAAATATTTCTTGAAATTTATCATTTTTATTATT